ACCGAAGATTCTTCAGCAACATTAGTTTTCCCAACAGGAAGCAATCAAGTAAGTTCTATTGTAAAACCAGGAGACGATTCGGCAATCTCGTATTATGTGAGAAGAGATTTTGTTCTAGAAACAACTGGAACATCTTCTTTAACTTTCAAAGCTCAACTAGCATTTGGCACACAAAGATTCGCTGCTTACAGTGAGCAAAATTTTGTCATTACTGTATTAGATCCAAAAGGTGCTGGACCTTCAGGAACAAATGTGTTAAACACTGGAGATGTTCTCTATGTCCCAGAAGAATACGTTAATATTGCATCAACAACTTCTACTACATCTGGTTTAACTTCTGGTAGTGTTACTATCAATCTACCATCAAATTACTTTGGAAGCATTGGATCTGATTTCCCAACTCTGAAGTTAACTGCAACATTATTTGTAACTAAAGCAAAACCACGTCTCAAAACATCAATTAAGAACAGAAGAATTGTTGTCACATCTGCTGGAGATAGAGTTATTCCACTTCGTGGTAAAAATTACGATACGGAAGAAATTGGAGCAAAATCTTATTCTGATGTATATAAACTCCGTTATGTTTATGAAGGATCTGCAAGTATTCCTCCAACTGTAGATACAGAAGGAAATTTGGTTACAGGAATTGATGTAACTAATAGATTTACATTTGACGATGGTCAAAGAGATACTCTATATGATGTTTCAAGAATTGTATTAAAACCAGGATTTGAAGCTCCTCAAGGACAACTAGTTATTGCCTTTGATTACTTTGAACATTCTCAAGGAGATTTCTGTACAGTAGATTCTTACATTCACGAAGCAGGAGTTACAGCAGATCAAATTCCAGATTTCAATTCTTCTGTAAATGGAATTGTTTCTCTGAAAGATGTATTTGATTTTAGACCAAAAGTAGATAGCAATGCTACTATTAGTGGTTTTGCAAACGAGTCTCTACTTTCACAAGCAGATTATAGTAATTTCACTGGACCAGGAGGAGTTATTGCTGGAACACCTGCTCCAGATGCTGGACTCGAATATACAGTTAGCTTCAGTGAAACACAATATCTAGATAGAATTGATGGTATCTTCTTAAACAAACGAGGAGAGTTTATTATTAAGTCTGGAAATTCTTCTTTAAATCCATCCAAACCAACTCCAGTAGACGATGCTATTCCACTATATTATCTCTATGTTCCTTCATACACAACATCAAGCAAAGATGTACGTGTAACTACTATTGATAATCGTCGTTATACAATGCGTGATATCGGCAAATTAGAAAAACGCATTGAGCGTTTAGAATACTATACTTCCATGAGTGTTCTAGAGCAGCAAGCATTGAATATGCAAGTCAAGGATGAAATCGGACTAGACAGATTTAAGAGTGGTTTTATTGTTGATAATTTTGAAACTCATAAGTCTGGAAACCTCCCATCTTTAGATTATCAATGTTCTATTGATACGCAGCAATCTGTATTACGTCCAACCGTAAAAGAAGATTCATTTAGATTACAAGAAGTAAATACTAGAGATGATCAGAGAGCAGTAAGTGGATATGTTAGAAATGGAGATGTTATCACATTACCATATACTAATCTTGAATTAGTTGCGAATAAATTTGCAACTAAAACAATTAACCCAAATCCATTTGTAGTATTGCAATATGTTGGTGACTCTGCATTATCTCCAGCAATTGACCAATGGTACGATACAACTACCGCTCCATTGGTAGTAGAAAATAATACCAAACTGTACACAATTTTCCTAGCAAAAACAAACGTTTCAGAATCTCTTTCTAGCATTTACAATTCTTTTATTGTTAACTGGATCGGATATGATAAAGTTTTCAATAACATTGGAGCATTAACAGAAACAAATACAGATCAATCTAAACTAACTGTAGAAAAAGCACTAGTAGCTAGTTCTTCCAATATTAGTCCTCAAAACAATGAAATTGGAAAAGGAATTTCTTCTAAAACTGTTGGTGATAAATCTGTAGCATCTACTCTCCAGTTCTTCACAAGGAGTGCTCCTGTTAAATTTGTAATTAGGAGAATGAAACCTAATACAAAGATCTTTACTTTTATGGAAGGTAGAGATATTGGTAGATGGGTTGTTCCTGATATTAGATTTACAGGAATTGCTGGAAACTCTTCTTCATTCTTCGGTGGAGAAATTATTACAGATGAAAACGGAAACGCTAGTGGACTTATTGTAATTCCAAATGGAGTTGCTCCAGATGCAAATTCTCGTTGGACTGGTGACGTTAGAACTTTAATTTATGATCAAACTACAGAAGAAGTTAGATTTACCACTGGAGAATTGACGATCAGGTTTACATCTAGTTCTACAAACGAAGATAAAACAAATGTAGATAGCTATAGCGAAGTTAAGTATTATGCATCAGGTGTTCTTCCACAGAATCCTGCAGGAATCGTATCTACGATGCCTTCATACTTTAAAGCAAATGAAGGTATCCAACAAATTGATAGCAATACTGATAATGTAGATAGACCTAATCCACTCGCTCAAACTTTCAAAGTTGAAAATTATGAAGGTGGAGTATTTGCTACTGCTATTGATTTGTTTGTCAAAAAGAAAAGTGCTAATGTTCCATTAAAAGTATATCTAACTAATGTTGATAGTGGAAAACCAGGAAAGAATGTTCTTCCTGGATCTGAATCTGTAATGTCTCCAAATACTTTCCTCAAGTGTTATGCTAGTGGAACTTTAAAAATTGTAAAAGGTGAATTGATCACGGGATCTAATTCTGGAGCAGTGGGTCCTCTTGCAAGAGTATTAGACAAAAACAACATTGAAGTCAATCCATCAACTTCTACAGGAGAGTTTCAGTTAAGTAATGAGGAAGTATATACTCTCATTCTTAACAACAATAATGGTATTTCTTTCATACAAAATGAAACTCTGTCTATTGCATCTGTAAATGCTGCAAATGCAGCAAATGCTACTACGTTAACATTAACTATTGCTAGAGACTCTGGTAGAGTTTCTGATTTAAAAGTTACTGAAATTGGATCTAATTATGATAGTGCTGTAATCACAATTGAAAGTCCTCAACTCCCTGGTGGAAGCACAGCAACTGGATCAGTCTTTGTTTCTAATGGTAAATTGTATAATGCAGAATTATCTCTGAACGGTTCTGGATACACTGATCCACCAGCAATTGTTATCAAAGGAACTGGTAGTGGTTCTGCTGGCGCAGTAATAGAGTCTTTCATAGAAATTGACACACCAGCTGTTCGCATGGGAGTTTCTTCTGATGTTACACCATCATCTTTTGAAGTTACAACAACAGAATCTACTGTAAATGCTGTTAACGGAGATATTCAATCTAAAACTCCAACTAGATTCTTCTTTGAGCATCCAGTTTATCTACAAAATGATACTGAATATGCATTGACAGTAGAAACTGATTCTATTGATTATGAAATTTGGGGATCAAAACTAGGAGAAACTGAAATTGCAACTAGCACTACTGTAACAACTCAACCTTTACTGGGATCTGTATATAAATCACAAAATACAGAAACATGGACAGAAGATATTTTTGAAGATCTGAAATTTGTTGTACATCGTGCAGAGTTTGATCTCAAGAGAAAAGGTGAATTAATGTTGACTAATGAAGTCTTGGGTTACGAACAGTTGGAGGTTGATCCAATTGAAACAGACAGCACTGCAAATACAAGTGCAACATCAACTCTATTCAAAAATAATGACGCTATTGTTAAGGTTCTTCATCGTGACAATGGATTTGAATTTGAAAATTCTTTTGTATTCTTTAAATTTGCAGAAAGTGTTGGTGGTCTAATTGATAGTGATTTAAATAACAATTTGTTTGATGTATCAAATGTCGGTATTGATTTTTACAACATCAGAGGTATAACTCAAGCAAGTTCTTCAGTAATTGGAGGAGGGTCTAGGATTCTCGCAACATATAACAGAAAATTTGAAAAACTTTATGCACTAGTAAATTATCTATCATTCTCTAGCACAAAGATTGATGCATATGTCAAAACAACTAATGTAATTCCAGTTGATTCAAATACATTAAATTACACTTCATATTCACAGTCAGACTATGAAAAAACATTCTTGAATGAAGAGCATTTCTTCACTAGTCAAAGAGTGATTGCCTCTAGAATTAATGAAACTAGAAATTCAATTACAAGATCATTAGATTATAGACTTGATCTAACTTCTGAAATTTCTTATCTATCTCC